CGTGAATTGCATGAATTGTAGCTTCCATGATATAATCCTCACGTGTTAATTTTCTAACAGCAGTGGCTATACCAGCGTGACGCTTAGTTTCTTTTGCGCTAGGTTCTGAATTATTAATAGAAGCAGAATGTTTGCCATCAGAAGATATAGCTTTAGGGTTTTTTAAACCGGTTTTATATCCATGATGGTTAGAATCGTCGGCTGCATTTTTAGATGCTTTTTTAATATAAGAACCAAGTGTTCCTTTGCTTAATTCATCAATTAAATCACAATCCAATGGATTAAAATCTTCTTTAATACCCATCAATGTAGACAAGTCATCATAGACATCATCTAAAACTGCTGGATGCCAAACATTAATATCTTGACCATTTTCTTCGTGTTCACTTTGAAGCCAATGGAAAATAGCCGTGTCTAATTCTGATTTGTCTGTGCTTGCAAGCAAAGATTTCCACTTAGCATCAATAAAAGATGCTTTGTACATTCTAGAAACGACATTTTCGCCAACAGGACGAAGGGTTTTACCGTACTTTTTGATATGACCAAGAAGAGCCTTTTTAGCCCAATCTAAACGAGTCTTGGCATCTTCAAAACGGTCTTCGTGTCTAGAAAGATCACGCTTGAACATGGTTCTTTCTTTTTTAATTCTTTTAAGTTCAGGAGACATGGCTTCATGAATAGTTTCTTCAAATTTAGTGCCAATTGGATGTATTAAAGTAGCTATAGCTTTACCTTTTTTATCACCATGGTTTTTACCAAGAACAGTCCATGCTGCATATTTTTTTTGTACTCTATGTGCTTTGTCGTTTTCTTTAACTTTAAGGTGTGAATATGGTTTTTCTAACCCAGCATTAATTTTTCTAGAATCTTTACCAAGATCTCTCATTTCATTAACTTCTTCGGCCACACCAGTACCTTTAACAACACGACCAATCTTTCCTGGTGTGTAAGGGAATGCTACTTCTAAACCAAGATTTTCATTTTTGTACACAGCAACGCTTTGCTTTCCTGGTAACATGCGGATAGCAGAACGACGCATCGTAAGGATGGTTGGAGGATCGTTAAATGCAGCTGATTCTCTTATTTCCTTAAAGGATTTCATTTTAACCCTTAATTTTATGGACAGCTTTTGCTACACCATTAAAGTGTTTTTCATCTTTACCGGATATCTTAGCTTTACCTTTTTTAAGACGTTCTAAAGCCTTAGATTTGTAAGATTTAAGAGTATCTTTAGACAATTCGTTAATTTCAATTTCTTCTGTACGTACACCGATATCTTTTCCGTAGACTTTCTTTTTTCCAGTCAAACGACGATATGCTTGCTTTAACATCTCAATATATGAAAGTTCTTTTTTAGTGGCAGCAGCTTGCTGAGCCTTTGCTTCAGCGGCTTTGATAGCAGCCTTAAGTTGTTGCTTACTGTCTGTGATTTTTTCATCGATTACTTCGACAGACTCAGCCATAGCAGCATGTCTTTTAACTTCATGTTCTGCTGTGTTCTTAGCGTCTTCTTTATCATCACCATGATATGAAACAGGGCCTTCACCCATATGCTTACCGTGCTTGTAATGGTGAACAGAATATTCCCCATATTCTTTGTTGTAGCGAACTTCGGCATGATGCTTTGAACCTACAACACCGTGTCTAGAAACGACTCTTGTTCCTGTGACTGGTGATTCTTCGTCAATAAATTCTTCCTTGACAGGAGTAACTTGCTTTCCACCTTTACTACGATAGTGTAAAATAGTTGCAGCATCATTCATTTGATCTAGATACTTTGATTCTGCATGAGGGTTATGACCACGCATAGCCATAGCAGCTTCACTAGCATCTTTAACAATGTAATGAAGATGTGAATCTGGTTTTTCGTGGTAATGATGACCTTTTAAAGGCATAGCTAATTTAGCTTCGTCTAGGTCTTCTTTGATTTTCTTTCCACCATGCAAAGCAAAAATTGTCTTGTAAGATTTAGTTTGAGTGTCATGAGAGTTATAAGGATCGACACCTTTCTTTTGAGCCATTTTCATAGACATAGAACGAAGAGTTTTCTTGCTGTTTGGTACTGAGACTGTTCCGGTTGGCTTGTAATTAGAACTGTCTTCTTTTACGTGACCAAAATTCTGGGCAAAAATAGCCATTTTTTCGGCATGTCCGCCAGCGGCTTTACCCTTAGCAATATCAGCTGCTGTAATAGGTTCGTCTGGAGATTTACCAAGCCATGCGTGAAATGCACCTTTTTTGACGTGAATTTCTGCTTTCTTTTCACTAAGAAAATCTTTAAATGATGAAGCCATTAGCTTCTCCTGTATTAAGAAACTTTACCACCGTGGCTAACATCAACACCATGCTTAGTATGTTCAACTTTAAACTTATGAACTCCACCATGACCAACTACGTAATAGTGATGAACGGCTGGTTCGGTTGAGATACCACCATGATCCTTGTGAATTGCATAATCTGGGTGATTATAATGAGTGAAAGAACCACGATGTGAAATAGCTTCACAATGACCGGATGCACAAGCATGAACAGCATGTGCCATATGGTCTACAGAGCCTTTAGCAATAATCTTTTCATCAATTTGCACAGATTCATCAGCACGCTTTTTGTCGTATTTTTTCTTCATCATCATTCTTTCCGCGCGCTTATTTTTACTTGAAGAGTGTTGTTCAGAAGGGTCTTTCTTTTCGGTAGCTTCAGATACAGATTCATCCGCGCGCTTTTTATCGTATTTCTTCTTCATCATCATACGCATTGCACGCTTACCCTTACCTTCCATGTGTCTTTCGGATGGTTCTTTCTTAGGTTCGGTTTCTTCATTTGCTTTACCAGGCATTACAGCGGTGAATGTGCTATTGTCACCAGGGACACTCTTTCCGCCTTTACCAGATGGGTCAGGCTTTTTCGTGACGCCAGAAATGTGAGTACCACCAGGAGTGATTCCACTATCGCTAGATAGGTCTTGTTCAATTCTATCTTTACCGACTTCACCACCAGCAGCCCTGGTAGATGCACCACCAGCACTAGAAACAATACCAGTCAAACCTTCGTTAAAAAGTGCATTTGCAATGTCAATTTTTGCATCTTCTAATACAATATCTACAGCAGCTTCAAGACGTTCATGAAGTGCTTTTTGAAATGAAACGGCATCTTTGTTAAGAGCGAATTGAATAATTGACATCTTTCTATCCTCGGTTGATTGGGTTTAGCCCTTTAATAGATAATTATTTAGTTTTTCAAAGACCTAGACGAGTTGATCAGAAACTCGTTTGTTTAATTGAGTGATGTTACCCGTTGGCTTTTGTTCCTGGGCTTTACCATCAGGACCAATAGTAGGTAATGGTGGTCCAGGTGGGGCTGAATCAGCCATAGGACCGGCTTGGGCTTCAACTTCTTTAGCTTCTTTTTCCATTTGTTTCTTTTCAGTGCGAATGTCTTCATCATCCATTTGAAGAATATTCTGCTGAACCCACAAATGACTAAAATAACGACCAACAAACGGGTCAACTAGTGTTAATGTGTTAACACGATTTGTTATTAATTCGGCTTCTTTTAATTCTGTAAAATTATTATCAGTTTGAAATTTATAATGAACGTCCTGTTTAAACTCAGCCCATTCGTCTAACGTACAAACACCCTTAAGGGTCAATTGACGCTTTAATAGTTCATCAAACAAAATTGAGAAACGATTTCTTAATTTTTGAATAAACTTGTCGAATTTAATTTCATCACGAGAGATTTCTGAGCTACGTCCAAGGTTAAAGCCATTGCCGGATTCAAGACGTGAAACAGGTACACCCAAAGCCTTGTAAAGCTTCTTTTCAAAATAAAGAACACCATCCATGTTGTCAAAACCTTGACCAGCAGGAAGTGTTGTTATTTCTGTAGACTTACTGTCTCCACCACGGCGTGGCATCCAAAAGTCTTCAAGCATAGAAAAGTGTTTACGATCATCACGAATTTCACCAGTGCCTGCATCATAAACAAGCTTGTTACGAAACTTAGTCATAACATCTTTAAGATATTGTTCGGCTTTAGCACGAGGCATGTTGCCAACATCAACATAGAAAACACGACGTTCTGGTGCGCGCGTAACCTTATAAATGACAGTAGCGTCTTCAATGAATCTCAATTGATTCATCGGACGAATAGCTTTGTGAAGATAGCTCAAGACAGTGGATTTGGCTGGGTCAAATAGACCTGAAGTCAAATGTATGATAGAGTCTTCTGATAACTTGACACCACCGGCAAAGTTTCCGATAATTTGTGGAGTTTGAATGTTATTGTTTACTATCTTTTCGTTGTATAGATAAAAAACTTCAATTTTAGTTATAACATCAACACCATCTTTGTTCTTTTCTTTGGTGATGTTACGGATTTTACGAATACGACGAGGATCTATGAATATAAGCTGTTGGATACCGTCACGAGGATTATCAGGGTTGATAACAACGTTCCAATATGCACGGCCATCCACATACCATCTACGGAAAATTTCAGGACCAAACTTATCAAAATCTAGAAGTTTTAAAACATTACGAAATTCATCACGAATAAGTTTTTTGATGTTGTCTGGTTGGTCTAAATCATCTAAAATTATGTCTACAATTTTACCGTGTTCGTCATGTACAATGGCTTCATTGATGATATCATCAATTGCATTTTCCATTTCCGGCTGCATAGCCATTGTGCGATATTTTGAAAGTAAATCAACTTCAGATCTATAAGATCCGTCGAGGTCGATGTAAACACCTACATGTGCACCAGAATTGATATTGATTGCACCATCATCTAAACTAGGTGATACAACGGATTCTGGGACTTCTTTTTCTTCGTCCCTTTGTATAGTGAAGCCAAATAAGCGGAGAGCCATTAAATTTTACTCCAAATATTTTGCTTTATCATTTTATGTATATAACGATACTTTCCTGTACCGCTTCCTGGTATTTGATCACCATATTTATTAAGTAATTCCGACATAGATCCAAATGTTCCTAATGTTGTTTTAATAGGATTGGCGTTATTATTACGACCACCAGTTTGATTTACATGTGGTCTAAGTCCGCGCATTTTCTTTTTATGATTTTCTGTTTTTGGAATACCAATTTGTGCAGCAGCCGCAGATTTACCTAAATTTATTCTCCATTCTGGTCTAGATTCGTGTAATTTTTTGTTTCTAGCACTAATCTTATCTTTCATTTGTTGTGAATGTTTTTTACCTAAATTAGATTTTATCCCTGCTAATTTTGTAGCTTCTTCAAATGGAATTTGAC